TCTTTAGCCGCAATCTGGTTGTCTAATCCCTTTAATACAATATCGTTTTCTAGCCCTTGTATTGTCTGCGTTAAATCTAATTTTGATTGGGAATCTTCAGCTAAAGACTCTTGCATAGTTCTCAAAGACTTAAGCCTTTTATTCATGTGCTCAAGTTCAATCTTTGCAATATCTGCCTCTGTCTTGCCCGCTAGTTTAGCCTGTTTTACTGCAACGTCTTTTCTATATTCTAACTGCCTTTCGACAAATTTTATAGCCCTTTCGTTACTTGATTGTAGACTATCATTATATTTCTCTTGCGCATCCTCGGCAGCTTTTGCCGCCTCTGCATTGCTTTGAAGTGCAGAGTAGATTAATACCAAGCCCGCAATAATAGCCCCCGCTCCAGTAGCTAATAAAGCCGCAGAATAAACACGCGCTGCAACCGTAGCCTGACCTAAAACGTAAGTTTGTATTTTAGTTGCCGCCGTACTTAGGCCTACCATCAAAGCGCTTTCCGCCTGCAAGGCATTTTGTACCGCCTGCAATCCAGTTACTAATGCCATCGCCCCCTGCAGCTTAACCATTGTAGCCTGCAGTTCTTTATTCTCTCCGCCAAATAAAGCAGCAGCTCCTTGCGCAACTCCAAAACCTCCAGCAACCGCTTGCACTCCACCGAGCACCGCATCCAATCGCCTTGTGTCACTTGAAAAATACCCCACCTCAGCCCGCGCGTCGCCGATTGAATCCTTCATGCGGCCCGCCTGTTTAATTATTTCATTTGCAACGCTGGCAAACTCTGGCCCTAAAGCCCGCGCTTCCATTGCTAATTGGGTTAACTGCCTTACGCTTCCCATTGTAGGGTTACGCGTAGCGATAGCAGCCAAACGCTCTTCCATCGACTTAGCCGACTTCGCAACCTCTGCACTCATTTTGCCGCTGCTGCTTTGAACTACTTGTATAGCCTTGTTAAAACCTTCGCGCAGTTTCTCAATGTCTGCACCGATTACAATATTTAAACTCTTAGCCATTATCTAGTAAAGTTAATTATATAGTCCTGAGAAATTTGGTATAAACCCGCAAAGGCTGCCGTATCTTCGGCGGTTTGTATTTCGTTATCAAACTCTATCGTTTGGCATTTAATCCCGTTAAAAGTATTCGGCAAAGTAACCGCCTCAAACGCTGTGCGAATAGCTGAAGATACCGACTCGGCACTTGCTAAAGTAATCCCGTAAGCATTTACTTGCACCCTTACAAACTCCGTGCGACTATGCCCTGACTTTGTAGGGTTAGGTATGTCGCTAATTAACTGGTAACTCACAGCAGGGAAAGCGCTTTCCTGTGGTATTCTAACGGGGTTTAACCGCGTAGATATTAGCGCAGTAAGCGCCGCGTTGTTACTTAGGATGTTATAAACTATTTTATTTGCGCTCATGCTTTGGCGTCTGGGGTTAACTTATCAAAGACATGCGAATATAGTTTTAAAGCGTCGTGTATTGATAGGTAATCGGACTCCTCCCAAGGAAATGTTAACAGCCGTTTGGGCTCAATAGGTTTCTTTAAGTGTGGAGCCATACCCGTAGCAACCGCCCAGCGGGTTATTTCCCAATGGTTTCTGTACTGCTGCTGCTGAGCTTCGCGCATCCCATCCAATCTTAAACGCCAATAGCGAGGCGTAGAAAGTAAAAACTCCCTTTCACTCATTGACATTTCGCCGTAAGCTATGCGCTCAATCTTGCGCCAAGTTAGCGGTGCGCCTTCGCCCTTGGCATTTACTCCCCCGCCTCTTCGTCAGCAGGTGCAAAAAATTCTGTAATTGCAGCCGTAAAACCTTCCAACGCTGGGCTAATCTCTTGGAACTTTTTAATCGCCGCGCCTAACTTTTGAACTGTCGGGTAAGGCGTTGGTTTATCCTGTGCTTCGTAACCCTCCAAGATTCCGTAAAACGCGCAGCTTAGCGCAAAATCCATAGACTTGGCTAAGTCCTTTTGCAGGTTTAAATCCGCAAAGGTTTCCATCCCCGCAAGTTCCATAACATTGCGAAGGCTATTCATGTTAAATAAAAGGGGATGCTCAGCACCCCCGATTTTTATTGTAGTGCTCATCGCACAAATATACTTAAAGTTTTAAACTATTACGCAACAGTTCCCAAAGTCAAAGCTCCAGAACCCTGCAAGGTTCCCGTCCAAGTTGCTTTGTCGTTGTTTGGTGCGCTAAGGCTTAAGCTGCTAAAGAAAGCAGTACCAGTATATTTTTCGTCGCCTGTTACGTTTGATGTCATTACAATAGTAACTAAAGTACCCGCTAACAAATCTGTTACCAAATCTTTGTATGACATTTGCCCAGCTCCAACGCTAGAGTCATCTTCAAAAATTGCCTCCACATTTAGCGTGTAGCCATACTCGCCCGCAATAAATTCCTTTGCGCCTGCGCTGTCTTTTGAAGTTACATCAATCATGTCCTTTGAAATGTCGAGGGAGTTAGAAGTCGCGTTTGCGATTTTTTTAAGAGTTCCGCTTACATCTTTAAAGATGCTTATAAGCGTGCCGTTTACTGGTCCAGTAGTTGCCATTTTATTTGTATATTAAGTTATTTTTTTTTGCTAGTTTAGCGAGTATTTTATCTACTCCGTTTATAATTCCTTCAATTACCCTGCCCGCGTTTTGGTCCAATGCAGGGCGCATAAAAGGCCGCGCTTCAATAATGCCAGTATAGCGGCCCGTTTTTTCCTGTATACGCCCAACTGTTCCAAATTCAAACATTGGGCCTAGGTAATTATTGTAATATTCTTTGCGCAATCCTATCAGCACTTTTGTCTTATTGTCTTTGTCCTTTCCAGTAATAAAGCCGATGGACTTGGCAAGGTCGCCGCTTTCCTTTGGAGCTAGATTTTGCGCCGCTTGGATTATTGGCATTGCCTGAGCTTTAAGCATACGCTGATATTCTGGGCTGTCAATTTCTGCACCCATCGCTTTTAAAGAGTTAATAACCTCTGCGATATTTTCAACATTTGCGCTCATTCTGTTAGTTCCGTTTCCAACTTCAAATATAAATTGCGCGCTATGTTTGCAATGTTAACAATGTTATGATTTAGCCCTGCGTCAACTAATCTGTCCTTAACTCCGATTGCTGAATTATAGCGGACGGTATAATAAACTATTTGCTTATGCTCGCGGCGGTCCGCATTTACTTGCTCGGTTCCGTTTTCCTGTTCTACGCGCTGAGCCCAAGCCGTAGCGTATTGAGTCCACGTCTGCAATTTTTCGCCTGTATTGGTGTCAATGGTTTCTGCATAACTCTGCAAACTAACTAGTACATCCATCGCGCCCGCATTCATTACAGTATAATTTGGATTTTGTAAGGGTCTAGAAGGTACTCAAAGCCTAGGGCCATCGGTGAGTTATTCGCTCCAATCGTTACGGCATTCCTATTGTCGTAATACTGACCTACCAATAACAAAGCAGCGTGTTTAATCGCCATTGGAAATATTGTATCGGGGTCAACTGCACTAGTTCCAACTGGATTAAATCCCTCAGATACTTCGATAATGTATTTAATTGTATCGTCGGTAATTGAGTCGGGCGCGGTATTGATAAAGATATTTCGCGTATAGTTGCCCATTGGGTCAGGCGCTACTATCCAATCGCTGCCTGCAAATGCTGTTACCGCTTGGCTAGAGTTTACATAGCTCACAGAGTTTACAGCCAATACGCGGCTATTTACGCGCAGATAATTGCCTGAAGGTATATTGAGCCCATTAACGGGATTGATTAGCGCAGGCGAGCCCGTAAAGCTATCAAAGCCGTATTTTGCCGTACCCTTCTTAATCGAGTAGCCCAAGTAATTGCTGCAAGTATCTACGGCCATAGAAATAAGCCCACCAATATAACTGTCATCGTCTGAGGCAGTAACGCGCAAATGCTGTTTAGCGTCGGCCAAACTTAAGTAGTCTGTGGCGACATTTGCAAAGGCTGTGTATCTTCTACTTTTAAACATTATTCGGCGTCTAGTTCGGTCTCTGGGTTAGTCGGTTTCTTTTTACTCACTTTCGGCGCAGCCACAATTTCAACAGCCCCAGCCTCAAGTAATAACTCGGCCTGCTTTGTTTCAATGTCTACCACTTCGCCCAAGTTATAACTAAGGTTAAAGTGCCCTGTTGGATTAATCAAAAATTTTACTAACATTTGGCCCGAGGGGGGTACAGTCAAGACCCCCCACAGCACTCGGAATTTAACGCCCCCGAGCGGGCAAGCTATTAGGCTACGATGTCCTTACAAACTGCGAAGGCCGCAGGATTCAAAAGGGCAGTATCCAAATAAGCGTTAAGAACTACGTTAGTCAAGCCAGCAGTAGCACCAGAATATGGGTCAACTGTCAACTCCATTCCGCCCCAGTTTGCAACAGCCATTTTAGAGAAGTCTCCAAAAATCAAAGCTGACAAAGTAGAACTAGAACCTTTAGACAAATTGCTAGGAACCAAGGTAGTAGTTTGAACATTGTAACCGTTCAAATCAGTACCACCCGCAGGCCAAATGAAATTACCTTCAACGCCTGAAGATTGGCGGCTAGTAGTTTGCAATTTAGCTTTTACAGTTGGGTTAGTCAAGTAAGCAACACCGTTACCGTTAGCGTTCTCTACTGCTTTCATTAAGTTAACAACGTCTGCCCAAACTGGAGCTGCACCGTTGGGGTTTGTAGCGTTAGAAGCTGCACCACCTGCAAAAGTTACGTTAACGTTAGCGTTTGCGATAATACCAGTAGGCTCATTTGATCCACCGCCTTTAATAGCAGCAGTTTCCAAAGATTGTGCCATAGCATTAAGCAACCAATTACGTACGTACCCGTCAATGCTATTAGATGATTGTAGCATAAGCTGGTTAGATACCTGAATATAGGCAGCCAAACGCTTAGGGCTCAAAGTGATTTTGCTGAAGGCTGGGCTCTTCTCAGTAGCAGAACCATTTTCAGTATTCCAACCGGCTGAAGGCAAAGTGCTGGCCGTTGGTAAATCCAAGTTCCCAACCAACCCGCTCAAACGCTGTACGCCCAAACCTGCTAAAACAGTTTTAGGTAGCAAAATGTCGATAATAGAACCTACTGAAGTTTGGATATTTACGCCACCTTCAGAACCCGCGCTTCCGCCTGTTGCAGTCATATCGCGCTTAAATACTTCAGATGGGATTTTAATAGAGTGAGCAGAAACAGAAACTCCAGAACGCTGGAACTCTTCGCCACCCATTGCAGAAAATTCACCCTCAACGCCTTCACGACGGCCAGTAATAGCCATTTCCATTGCGCGTTTGAAGCTGTAATCTTTAGCCATGTTTGACTTTTCTTTTTCCTCGCTACGGCTTGCGCTGTGGCCTGCTGCCTGAGCTGCAAGATTTTGCAATTTCTCTAGGGTTTCAACCTCTGCTTTAATCGCGCCTAAACGGGCTTCGATTTCGCTTAAGCGGTTGGTTTCAGTGTCAGCCATAGAACGCGCTTCACGCTCGATAGTTGACTGCAAGGTAGACAATTCGCCGAGCAAACGTCCACGCTCTTCTTTTAGGGCTTTAATTTTATTCATGATTTTTGTTTTTTTTAATAGTTTGTATATCTGGCTAAAGCAAGTTTTAAAATATCCGCGCTTACTTGGCTTTGTTTTGCGGCTTCAATCTCTAGCTCTTGGTCTCTTATTGCTGCAATGCTGCGAGCGTCTGCCTCTGTATCTTCATAAGCAGGATAAGTAACTGGGCTAACATCATAAAGACTGTCAATCATTGTTATTGAACGCTTGCCCATGCTGCCGTATTTTTCGCTTTCGCTCCAGTTCTGTTCTTTAATTGTAAAAGCAAATGAGCTTTGCGTAATGTCTCCGCGCATAATGCTGCGAACTACTGACATGTGCGTAGGGTTCTCGTAATCTGGAACCCAAGTATATTCTAAATTACCGTCGCCATTTACAAACACTCTGCAAGTGTCTGCTTTTGTGCGGCCTAAAATTAAATCGGCTTCGTGATTAAATAAACAACGGATATCGTAATCTTTGCTTAAAGCGTTATCGAACGCCCCCGCCATTATAACCTCCTCAAAATATCCAAGGTCAGTAACTGAATTAACAACGGCAGCAATTCCGCCGACTTCTTTAGGCATACCTTCGCCGTCTGCTCTGGTGTGAACGCTGCCCGTAATTGTGCGCCTCTCTTGTTTCATTTTAATTATTTTCTAAATTATTTACGCCCTCGGGGTTATTGTTTTTGTCAGCCGTAGCCATAAGGTTTGCAATCTTCGCGTCCATATACTCGTTAATCTGACTGCTAGGCATTAAGTTGGCTTCTATTAAATATTCGTCTCCGCCGTTAAAACCATTCACGTCCTCGTAAAGTCTTGCCTCGTTTCTAGAAAGCCAGCCGCCGCGGATGCCTTTGTTATAATAGTCTGCTCGCTCGTTAGCGGAGGCTCTCAATAGTGAGTTAAAATTAAATTTAAAGTAATAAGTTAGCTTGTCATTTTCTGTTAACAACTTGCGGGCTAGTTCCTGCTCGATGTTAATTGCGTAGCTCATTAAAGTACGCGCGTAAAAATCTTGATATTCCTGCTCAACGCTTGATTTAATCCCTGCGGTTGCGCCTATCATAGAAGCAGGCACTCCAAAAATCCGCGCAATTTCCTCGCTGCTGAATTTACGGGTTTCCAAATACTGCGCCTCTTCAGGGCTAAGGCTTAATTTTTCCATCTTAATGCCATTGGGCATAACAGCGCTACGGCTGGCCCCGTCTATAACATCGTCGAGGGATTTTTTCAAAGGCCCCGCTTGGTCTATTTTAATTTGTGAGTCTGAAGTTAACAAAAATTTCAATACCCCATTTTTATAAACTCCTGCGCTCTGGCTTATTGCCGCCAAGTCAATACCTAAAGTTTCTGCGTGCAATACTACTGGGCTCAAACCTACTAGCGGATTATCGCCACACATCCCTTTAAAGTGTAGCATTTCCGTTGCTGGAATCATTGGAGGGTATCCTGCGAGCGTAACCTTGTAAAACAAAAGGCCGTCCTGCATAACAGGGGTAACGTACTGCGGCGCGATTGGGTGCAACTCTATGCCGATATTCCTAACATCGCGATTAATAAAAGCGTAAGCGTTGCCAGTTAAAGCTAAGTGGCTAGTCATGTACTTTGTAAAATCGTATTTCGTTTGATAGGGATTCGGCTCGTTAGTTAAAGCTGTGGCGTAGTGGATTATAATTTGGTCCCTGTTCTGCCCATCGTCTTTATACAACTTTAGGCCTAGCCCTGCTATCCCGTCCGCAATTACTCTAACGCAAGCGTGCACGGATGCAATGCTTAAGGCCGTTGTATTATTTACAGCTTGCCCGCTTTTAGTTTGGTAGCCAAATACATTGTTTAAGGTATTAACAAACCAGTCCGCAGGTTGCGATAGCATTGACCTTTTTTCTGTTTTCCGTTCCCAA